TTTTATATATTTTATAAATTCTTTTTTACTTTTTTCATAATAATTAATCATATTTATATTATTTACATTATTTTAAAAAATATTCAAAAAAAGTCCCATTCGGGACTATTTCTCTTTTAGTATACTTGTAATTATACTTTCATAACTCTTTTTTGACATAAATTGTAAACTCTGTATGCTTAATAAGTTAAATCTTTTTGCTAATTCTGTATATTGTTTTCTTGTTAGTCTTATTTTTAAATATTTCATCATTTGTAGTGATTTAATATATGCTTCGTTCATATTCATCACCTCTACATATATTGTAGCACATTATGTTAATTTTGTGTGTCGAACGGTGTCGATTTTATATATCTATTTTTTATTGATATTTCAACCAAAAATCAAGCCTTTAAAATCAATTTTAAGTCGTTTTATTTTTCAATTAATGTAATTATATGCCTTGATTTTAAGCCATAAAACACAAAAAAGAGGTAAATTGAAATTAATCAACTTACCTCATCTTTTTATCTAACTCCACCTGTCCATTTAGCAAATCCTATCTTGTAATTATTTGTTCCGTCTATTTTATATCTTACCATTGGTCTTCCATTAAATATTCCAAAACAATCACATTCTTCATATGGTGATAAACTTCCTATTACTTTTGTTAAACTTGTATCTGCATATATAATTTCTTTTGTTGAACCGTTTTTATATCTTCTCACTGGTTCATCACTCCCTTCAACTTTTGGTACTGCTACTGTAGTTGTAGCCTGTCCTAATTTATTTGCTACATCATTCTTAAATTGTATCCAAGCCTGTTCATTTCTTACATAATATCTTGGACATTCTTTTCCAGTCACATCGTAGTGTCTTATAATTGCATCTATACCTAAGTTATATCTTCTGCATATATCTGCACATAATTCTACTAAACTGTTGTATGTATTGTCGTTGAATTTTCCGTCCCAGTCTGGGTGACAATCTTCTATTCCTATAGATTTTCTGTTCATACTATAAGAACCTGAATGGAAAGCAACTTCATTTTCTGGTATACATCTTATTATTTCACCGTTTAAACCGATTATATAATGAGATGAAGCATATGTCTTATGTGATGTTGCTAAACTCTCAAAATAGTTTCTATTGCCCAATGCAGAACTTCCTGCATTTCCAACCCAGTGAACTACTATCTTTTCAATTTTATTTTGTTTTTCTCCACTTCTTGAATATGGATTTATTGTTAATAGTCTTTCTTCTATATTATTCATTTGCTTCACCTCTTGTATCTTCTTCTGCAAGTTCCATTGTTTCTACAATTTCTTCTTCCATGATTATTCCCCCTTGTCATTGTTTAGTTTTTCTTTTAACTTGTCTGGCATTTTTACACCTAATTTATCACAATTCTCTGCTAAACTAGATATTTCCATAAAACATATGTATCCTACTGTAAAATATAATATTAATTCTGTTCCTAGCGCAAATTTTGTTAGTATCCCTACTAGCACATACACTAGTTCTCCAAATTTTTTAGATAGTCCTGCTCTCATTTTTGCACTTTTAAAATCATTGTTTTTCCAAGCAATTACAACTCCTGTCAAAACATCAATTATTATTAAAAGCATTGGTGCTAATATTGCCCACCAAAGGTTTGTGAAATGTATATTTTGCATTATTTCATTCATTTTTTACTCCTATTCTGCTACTTCTGTAGCTTCTATATTTTTTTCGTTTTCTTCAACTTCTACATATGTATCTTCTACAAGTAATGTTAATTCACTATATTCTTCATCACTGATTTTGTTCATAGCGTAAAATACATTTAGTTTGTTTTCAATGTCTGCTTTTTCTTTGTAGTATTTTTTTGTTATTAGTTTCTTTAATAATTCTACTATCATTTATTCCACCTCGCTTTCTACTTCTTTTTGCAAGTTATCTAATAGCATTGCACTTGTTTGTGTTGTGCTTAATAACTGCTTTATTTCGTCTATTTCATTTTGCATTTTTTGATTTTGTGTTTCTTGGTCTTTTACATAGTCTAAGCTTAGTATTGCTTTACTATCTGTTGTTATGTTTGTTACGTTTTTATATGTTCTTGCGTTGTTTAGTTCTTTTGCTACTGCTTTTTGTTCGTCTGTAAATTTTAGCCTTGTTGGTGTTGCTAGTTGATAGTATACAACTACTGGTGTTCCTGCATCATATTGTGATTTTAACCATACTTTCCATTCATTCACTGAGCTTGCTATTGCTTTTGGTGCGACAAAATATTCATACTTATTAACTGAATAAAAAGAATATATTCCTACACCTTTATTTAATGCCACAGCAAATCCTTGCGCTATTCCTTTATATTTAAAATAATTACAATATTGTACGTCTGTATCACTTTTAAAATCACAAAAGTCTGTATTAGATAAATTTGTAAAAACCGCATTCGTATCGTTGGAACTTGGCATTCTCCAACCTTCATCTCCTGTTAATATTTTCTTTCCCCATATGTGAACTTCTTCTTCGTTGTCATAATCAAGATAGTCATTTACTAGCATTTCTTGTTGTAACGGCATTATGTATGATTGTTCTTCGTGTTGTGTAAGTGATGTTTCTGTTAAGCCTTCTTCTATTTGTGCTTTAAATGTAAAATCTATTTTTGTTCCTTTTTCAAGATTTTGTCCATAAAACATAAAACCATCTGGCTTATATTTATTTAAATTATCAACTGTTGTTTGTTTTTGTTCAGGATTTATTATCCCATTATTTATTACATTGATTTTTGTTAATGCAACCATACATTTTTTTGGTGTAAGATTTGATATGCTTAATATATATTTTTTATCTTTACTCAAATATTTCAATTCTTCAAATGTCACTGTTGTATAAAATGATGTATCTGTTGTAGTACCTTTTGCTCTAAATTCTTGTGTCTCCGCATTATATGAAAATATTATTCCTTTGTTTTCTTTGCTTTGACTTTTTAGTAAAGGAAACAAATTCTTGTTACATTTTGTTACTTTTACACAACCTTGCCCATATTTGCTGTACGGTGTGGCTACTTTACCTTTTTCTAATTTTATTTTTTCTCTTGTTGCTACTTCGCCGCTAACTGATACACTATAAGCAATTTTCATATACTTAGCATTGCTTACAACTTCAAATGTATTATTAAATGTACCACGAAGGCCATATGACTTTCCTGATATAAATTTTTTATTTTCATCATAATAACATACTGTTACTTGAAAATAATCTGAACTACTCTCCCATCCGAAAGTATACGTTTTATTTAATATTTCTATAAAATCTGAACATTTCCAAGAATTGTTTGAAATTATTTCACCTGTTTTTTCATTCAAAAATCCATCTTTCACAGTATCTATATCAAACTCATTCACATTACTACCAACAGCCACTACTGGGCTTGTGTAGTCTGGTGATGGGCTTGCTCCGTATTGTTCGTATGTTAAATCAGATATTGATTTGTCTAGTATTTGCAAATACAATGTTCTATTTTTTATTATTGTATCTTTATATATAACAATTCTAAAAATAGCATATTCAACATTATCAGTTAATACCTGTTCATAATTCTTGTTTGAACCTGTTAAATTTACATATTTAGTATTTCCAAAGTTTTTATCATATGCAATAAATGCAACTGCTTTTGTATAAGTGTATTCTCCATTTATTGATGCTACTAGCTTTTTACTAGTTCCATCTATTTTTTGCAAATTTAATGTACTAAAATTAAATATAATATCTGTATCTGCAGTTCCATTGCAAGTTATTGAGCCATCTTCATTAAATATATATGTAATTCCATCTACTGTCACTTTTTCTCCTGCTTTGTACTTAGCAAGTGTATTTAGATAGTTCTTTCCACTTCTCATCTCCTGCTCATGATTTCCACTTATTCCAATTCTTGCTCTGCAGTTGCTACTGTCTTCTACGTGTATGTATTCTCCGCTTGCTTGTCCTCGTATGCTGTTTTGATAAAAGTCTTCTTGTGCTTCTTTTAACTCTTTTTCTAGTTCTGCTATTTTATTACTTGATGTTTCTGTGTTTTCTTGTAGTTGTCCTATATTTGTATCTTGTTCTTTATTCTTTAAGTTTATGTTTAATATATCTGTGTTAACTTCGCCCACATTTTTGTCTATCTTATCCCAGTTACCATTTAAGTAATTTTCTATATCAAACTTTTCTGTATTTGTCTCAGGATTATCATGTTTCTTTAATTTTAAATTTGTTGTTTCACTCATTTATTTACCTCCTTTTCAAGAGTTTCTATTCTTTGTATTAAACTTTGTATTAATTCATCTTTTTGTTTGTCTTTTGCTTGTAATTTTTCAATTTGTTCTTGTTGTTCTTGAATTGCTTTATATGCAATAGAAATCATATTATATGTATTTGCGCCAATTTCTTTTCCATTTTCATCTACTGCTGTCAACTCTTTTGAATATTTATATTTATCACCAATTACAAAACCAATACTTTCTTTACTTGTACTATTATCTGTTTTATAATTAAATTTATAAATATCCGTATCTTTTATTATTTTTATTGCATTATCTGTATATCTTTTAATATTCTTTTTTGTTTCTTCTCTTGAATTATTTATAAAAGCCTTACCACTTACATATCCATCAGTACAATTAATTCCTTTATATGCTGTTAAATTTTCTGTACTTGTTATATCTCCTTCAATATAAACATGTTTTCCTGTTATATCTCCAATATCTGTAAACAAACATTCTCCTATTTTAAAACTATTACTTCCTGCTTGATTTGCATAAAAAGAAATATTCCCTAATATATCAATTGCGGGATAATCCACTACATTTTGTGGTCGTATATTCATCAATATTGTGCCTGTTCCTGTATCTTCAAATGTTACATTTCCCATTGTAACATCACCGCTTATGAAAATATTTCCTGTTTTTATTCCCGTTCCAATTCCATCTAAAATCAGATTACAAGCACTTAAAACTAATTCTCCAGAAGAAGCATCGCTATTTTTAGGTCCTATAGAAAAGTTCTTTATATACAAAATTGGCCAAAACTTTCCATCACTTTTTGTTGTTACTCCCCAAGCCATTCCATCTGATAAATCTGTATCATATTCTCCTGCTACTCCAAAACTTATATAATTTTGATTATCAATTGCATTTACACCCATTTCTCCAAATTCAGTTCCATTATCTTTATAAAAATGTTGTCCTTCTTTATCTAATGCCATCATTATGTTTTTATCTTTATCCAATATTGCTAAACTTGCATTATTGTTTATTATCATCATTTGAATAAAATCTGATATTTGATTCCAAGCAACTTTTACATGTTCATAGTTTTGTTCTATTGCCGTGCCAAGTTTACTTGTTTCTGTATAACCTTTTAACTTATCATCTGTATTAGAATTTGCACTTTTTATTGCTTCTTGTTTAGCATTTGATGTTTCTGTTTTTGTTGAATATGTTTTACTTACTTCACTTATTGTACTTTCTGCTGTTTGAGTTATTTTATTTTCTGTTTGTGTTTTTGTATAATAATTATTACTTAAATTTTTGTTTGTGCTATCAGCTGTGTTTTTTGCAGTATCCGCCGTGCTTTTCGCAGTATCTGCTGTAGTTTGTGCTTTATCAGCCTTACCATCTACTGTTTTTATTTCTGTTTTTACTTCACTTACACTTTGTGTTATTCCGTTTATATCCTGTTCATGCTTTGTTATTTTTTTAGAATTTTCAGTTGTTTCTTCAACTAAGTCTTGTATTTTTCCTTCATTTTTTTTTGCCAGTCTTTCAACTTTTAAAGTTTTCTTTTCTTCTTTTGTTGTAACCTTATATTCTGTATTTGTCTCGTCTGGTAATTCCGCTTCTATATCACTTGATATTCCAGTATTAATTGTTATATTTGCTTTCAAATAATAAGACTTATATAAACTATCTTCTTTATCTCCTAATTCTATACATGCACATGGTTTTAACCACATTACACCAACATCAGAAGCCTCAAAAGAATAATATTCAAGTCCCTTTATCTGTTCAAACATTCCTTTAATAACTTTTTTCCTTTGAAATTCAATAAATTCATTTTCATCAAATCTAATTTCACATCTTCCATTTTGTTCTATGCTCTTTTCGTCTGTTTCTTCAATATTGTCTTCTACATCTCCACGACCTAAAACCAGTGCATTGGCAGGTCCAAGTTTTTCTTTTATTGTTAAATTCTTCAAATAAGATTTGTCTATTTTTTCTATAGCATCATTACTTACTTTATATAAATTCAATTTATTATCTTCTATAAATGCGGTTGTCAATGTTGCCTGTGCTACTTTTTCTAAAACATCTCTATATGTTAATTCCTGTGTTGTGAAAAAATCTTCTTCAACATCTAAATCAGCATTATAAAAGTCTGTGGAATATAATTCTACTCCACAGACTTCACACATTTTTTGTACCAATTTTAACATTTTGCAAGGATATATTAATTGCAATTCTGACTGTTTAAACGTTTTCATAAATCTAATCATTCTGTCATATCCTGTTACTGTTATTTCATCTTTTTTCTTGCTATCTTCGACATCTTTTATAAAATAATTTCCCAAATCTATATATTCAAATTTGTTATTAATAAATAATCCATATTGAAAATTAATATCTTTGTCCTTTATTTCATTTGCATTTTTTACAGTAATTTCAACTTGTTTCATTATTGTTTTAAACAATTGACCATCAAAACTATATTTTAATTCTTTTGCTATTATTACTTTCTGTTTTCTTAATTTCCAAACTGGCAATGCATTAAAAATATGGACTGGCATCATATGTATTTCTTTAACTGTTAATTCACCATCACATATACTTAATTTTATATTTTGTTGTTTTAGCTTTTTCGTTATGCTCTTAAATTCATTACTTACACTCATGTTAATTGTGGCCTCCTATCTATTGCAGTCAACATTACTGAAAATTCATTCCAATAACCACCACACGCAAGTGGACTACTTTTTATTGCCTGACCATTGTAAAAATCTTCTGAAAATAAATCACCTTGTTTATAATTACTCATGTCCTTTTCTAATGAAAATTGAACATCACTTAAAAAAGGATGTTCAAGCAATTTTTTTATTAAATTATATTCTTCATCTGATACTATCCCAAACTTTATTTCTAAAGTTGTAAAATATCCAATAAAAGTACCACTATAATGTCCATCTAATGTATTTCTTCCAGTTCCATCACCCCATAGAGGCTCTGGTCCAAGAATTAATTCAATAATTCCTGGTACTTGAATATTATTTACTATTAATTTTGGTTCATACATATTTAGCCTCCATTCGTTGCAAATCTATTTTTATTTTTAATTTTTTCAAGCCTTTTATTTAACTCATATCCATCAATATATAAATTAAAATCAAGACTTAAATTAATTAGAATTTGTATTATTTTTTCAAGTAATTCTATAACTTTTTCATTATTTCCTAATCCCATTTCTTGATTAGCCTTCTTATATAATGACATTAATTTGTCTTCTGGTGCAACTACCTCACCTTGATGTCTGTTATCACCTATCATAGCTAGTTGAGGTGTGTTTGCTTTTACATAACCACCTTGTGCTAAAAATGGAATTTGTGGAACATATACTGAAGGTAACCAACTAAATGGTTGGAAACCTGCAATAGTAGCATTTCTTATCATTCTCAATGCTGTATTAATAGAATGGAATGGAATAGATACAACTCTATTAATTCCCCTTATTAATGAATTAACAATATTTCTAAAAGTATTTGCTATTCCTTGTTGTATTCCTTCAAATATTCTTCCTCCTGTGCTAAACACATTTTTTACAGCATTCCATGCATTACTAAATATATTTCCAAACCATGATGCAACATTTCCAAAAACATTTTTTATGCCTTGCCATGCTCCAGATGCTCCATTTTTTAGTCCATTCCATAAATTTCCAAAAGCATTTCGTATTGGATTTACTATTGTATTATTAAACCATTGACCTGCATTATTCCAAGCATTTTTTATTCCTTCCCAACATTTACTTGCAGTTTCTTTTACTTTATCCCAATTTTTTATTAATAATACTACAATCGCAATTAATGCTGCTATAGCCGCTACAACTAATGTTATTGGTGATGTTAATACTGCTAATGCTGCATTAAATAGCCATGTTGCTGCTGTTGCCGCTGTTGTTGCTACCGTACTAGCAATAGTTGCTGCAGTATTTGCAACTTTTGCTCCTGTATTAATAACCCATTGTGCTGCTTGTTTAACTAAAGCTGCCGTTCCTGAAGCAATGCTTACCACAAAATCTTTCGCATACATCAATGTTAATGCAATCGTTTCTGCTTTATCTGCAATTTTTGCAATTACATTCCCTAAAATAGCATTTTTTAGCAATCCCAATGCTGCAATTACTCCTCCTGCCTGTTGTATAAAAGACATTAATTCTACAACTTTCCATGCTCCGAAAAATCCTAATACCGCAATTTCCATTCCTGTAACAATTCCTTGATTATTGCTCATCCAGTCTCCTACTCTTGTTAATGCATCTGCCACTAAATTAAGTGTATCTACAATTACTCCACCTGTCCATTTTGCTATAGGTTCTAAGAAATTATTCCAAAACCATTGAAAAATTGGTTTAAATGCTGTTATTAATGGATTTAAAACAGTTAATGCTCCTGCAATTAAATTTAAAAATGCAGGAAGTAAATCTTGTATAGTCCATTTGGCTAATGGAACTAAAACATTGTCATACAACCATTTTAAACCATCTTTTATTGTGGTTATCAGTGGTTGTGCTGATTCTTTTACTTTGTTAAAAGAATTAATAAGCGGTTCAAAATTAATATCACCAAATATTTTTCCAATATCACTTGCTTGTTTTTTTAGATTATCTGTTAAATTTAGTCCACTTGTATCTATTTTTCCTCCTGCACCACTTCCACTTGAAGAACTATCACTATCATCTTTTTTTAATATTTGTGCAGTATCAAATGAAGCCAAACTTTTTAGATCTTTAGCAGATTTTTTAGCACTATCCCCTATCCCACTTACCGCATCACTTGCTTTTGATGCATCTGACGCTAAGTCTGAAACAGTACTTGTGCTATCATCTCCGCCAGCATTTCCAAATATCATTTCTGTAAATGATTTAAAAGCATTTGCTAACACTTGAAGTTTAGAAAGTACCATATTTATTCCTTTTACTATCGGTGTAAATATGTTAATAAATCCTTGTCCTAAAGTTGCCTTTAGTTCATTAAATCTTAAACCTAATACCCTTGTTTGGTTTGCCCAACTATCACTTGTCCTTGCAAAATCTCCATTTGCTATATTTAATTTATCTAATACAAATTTATATCTTAAAGCCGCTTTTTCCTGTTCAGACATTTTAGACGTTGTTTTTCCATAACCATTCGCCAATGCGTATTGGTCAAGTGCATTCTGTGTCATTACAACACCTAAATCCTTTAAAGTCTCTGTTTCACCTGTAAATACTGACTTTAATTTTGTGTATGCTTCATCACTTGATAAATTGTAAAAAGAAGCAACATCACCTGTTAATCCTGTTAAAGTTTCTGACATTGCCAAGGCTTCCTTATTAGAAAAGTTAAATGCCTTCGCCATTGCTCCAAATGTACCAACATATTTTTTTGTTACTGTTTGTCCTAAGCCAAATTGAGTTATTGCATTTTCAGCAAATCTATTTACTTCTGTATTTAAACTTCCAAAAGTAACATCAACAACGTTTTGCACTTCTGTTAAATCAGAACCTAAATCAATACATTTTTTACCAAAATTTACTATTGCTTTAACAGAGAATGCTGCTACTGCTAATTTACCAATTTTCTTTAATGAGTTCTCTATTCCTGAACTTTTTATTGTATTTGTTGTATCTTTTAATCCTTTGTTAAATGGATTTGAATTTAATAATAATTCAAAATCAACAGAGCCCACATTCGTACTCATGCCTACTCCTCCCCTCTTTTTTAGGATAAAAGCAGGTATTGGCTAACTACTCACCACTAATGGTCGTGTTGCTCACTCTGTCTTTTTCATCTATATTAATTTTAATTGTTTTCTTACATCGTATACATTTTATTTCGCCCTTACATTGTTCAACTTTTAATAAAATCTGATTGCAATTAGGGCATCTTACTTCTATCATTTGTTATCACCAGCCATTTCTTTAAATGCTTTTTGAAATTCTGTAATAACTTTTTCATAATCTTCTTTTTTCATTTTCTTTGCTAATTTATTTCTATATTTCCATCTTATATTTTTTTGTTCCTGTGTGAAATTCTTTAACATTTCTTCATCATCTTCACTACGGATTTGAACAATATTTCCGAAGTGGTGTATCTGGCATAAAACCAGATATAAGATTACACAATTCTGCATAACTCATTGTGTCTATTTCTTTTCTTATTCTTATTCCATATTGTTTTGCTAGACTTGACTCAATTAAAGACCAGTCTTCTTCCATGTCGTACCATAATTCTGTTTCATTATTTGTTTTGAAATCGTTTTTCCATTTCCTCGTAAGAAATTTCATTCACTTGTGCCATTATTGCTATAATAATAACTTTCAAATCTGCTACTTTTACTTTCATTCCTTTTATTTCTTCTAATGCTTCTTCTCCTAGCAATAATTCTATTGCTTTAAATAATTCATCTAAACTATCATCTTCTTTAAATGAATCTTGTACTTTCAACATTGTTTCTGCTCCGCAGTCTACTTCATACGTTTTACCTTCTGCTATTGTTATTGTTTGTGGTTCATGACTTAATTTTGAACTAATATCTATATTTGCCATTTTAAATTTCCTCCTAAATCTATTTATAAGAGGCCTTTAAGGGCCTCTTACTTTTTAATATCTTATTTTTTTACCGCTTGTGTAGTTTCAACACTTTGTGGTGATGCTTCTGTGTATGTTGGTTTTCCGTTTGACATTACATCAAATTCTAGTGGAATAACTTCTGTCGACTTTCCTGCTCCCCAGTTTGTTATGTTAAATATTGCATTTTCAAATACTAATTTTGCACCATCTGGGAATGTCCATTGTAAACATCCTTCAACATCTCTACCATTTTTTAATGCTAATCCTGCTACATAATCATTTCCAGTATCTCCAAAATTTCTTTTTCCAGAAATTGAAATAGTAACTGATTTAGAAGTCATTAATCTTCTAGTCCATCCTTTCTGGTCTAGTGGATTCCATTCTTCTACTCCATTATCTAATTTAACTGAGAAACTTTCCATGTCTGCTATATCTGTTAATGAATCTTTACTAGTACCAACTTGAAATTGGTTCTCATATACTGGATATACTCCTGATTTTGTTCCCATTATTTTTCACCCTTTCTATATAATAAATTTAATTCTATTGAAAACTTGTAAATATTGTTTTCATCTGCACCTAAATCAATAGGTCCATTATATAAACACTCAATTGAGCAATTATAATCATCAATAAAAAAAGAACTACAGTCTAATAGTTCATAAATCTTATTGGCCATTGTTTCAGCCGTATTATAATTTTTAGTCCATCTTAACAGTAATGTAATTGGTAATATTCCATATGTTTTTAATTTTTTATATTTTGAATTATCTTCTAATTGTCTACGATTAGCATACAAAGCAATTGCTTTATCTTGATTCTCAAACATTTGTCCTGTATACCACTTGGGACACTCTGTAATAATAGTTTTTAAATAATCTCTTATTTTAGATACACTAATTCTTGCTATCATTATCCATTTCTCCTTTTCAACATTTGTTTAAAATATTTTATTGGTAAATCTTTCTTGCTTCCACTAATATAATCATCAAAATAATACTGTTTTGCATTAGGATTTTTACCTTGTTTTATATGTATTTCTGGGTCGAAATACACCTTTCTAGCATATACTGTATCTACAACTATTCTAGCAACACCTTTTATAACTTTTTTATCATCTACAAAAGTGCTATCATTTTGCATTGTACCAGTATCAAATGGCATTGTTTGACTTTGAATTAAATCTGTTTTTACCGCTTCTGCAGTATCTATCAATGCTAAT